GGAAGCGTTGCGGAAAATTGACGCTGTAAAATACTACGGGCCAGAAGGCGCGTCCATGGAATGTGATGAGATGCACGAAATTGCCCGTGCCGCACTGAAGGAGGCTGAGTGATGAAAACTGATTATGAAAAACTACAAATGCGGATCAAATTTATAAAAGACGACATTCGTAAAATATGCAGTTCCGCCCATTGGACAAGCGAACGCTTGAAAGCCGCGGATGGTAACGTGCCACAGTATTTCATAAACCAACACGGAATCACAGCAGAAGCGATTAATGAAGCGTATTTTGTTGGGAGACAGGCTGGGCGGTTGGATATGGCAAAAGATATTATTGGGGTGATTGGGGAGGGTGAGTAATGGATCATGACGTATGGATGCGGATATTGGATTTCATTGATTATCATGCTCAAGCGTTATGGTGGATGTTTGTGTTGTCAGCAGGATTTAGGGTGAAATGATGGGTATGCTTAAAGAATGGTATGAGGCTTGGTTACGTGAACAAGAAGCTACAAAGGGTGACCCGACGCGACCTATGTATCGGTTTCCTAATGAAATAGTTAAGGCATTGCGTCAACAAGCACAAAATTGTGAAGACGGCGAACGCAATCTTAAAACTGGCATTTCTTCTTGGCCCAAGGAAACAACCCTTGAGTGGGCAGCCGCTGACTTAATTGAGGAGCGGTTGGAGGAAATACGGCATTACGAAAATATGCGCGACAGGTTTGTGGAACTTTGGCTAGACTTGCGCGATTTACTAGGTGGTGATGATGACGAAACGCTGGCCTGATTACTGGGATTTGTGTCTACAATGTAGATACGCTGGGCTTGATAACGTGGCGGACTTTATCCATGAAATGATGGATGATACCCGGCAAATGCATGAAGCTTTGTCTAAGATATCCCATGCACAATATAACGCGGATAGCAAGGATATAGCTAACGCGGCTATAGAAAAATCTAAAAAGTTTGAAACAAAAGTTAGATTAAAGGCGGTAAAATGAATCAGGAAACGGTGTGCTTAGAAGCTATTTTTACACTTAACGCGCTTGTTGAAGAATATCTTAACGAGTTTAACATGCGGCCCAAACCCAAAGATGCGGGGATTTATCAAACAAAAGCTGAAAAGGCAGGTGAGGCTTTGCTTAATGCCTCGTCAGCGGATGAATTAACCAATACAACCGTGACGACTGCCATTAGGCGAACAGTTGGGGTTATGCGGGATATTGAGCAAGATTTGATCAGCCATGACTTGAGTAAATATATAGAACGCCGGAAAAGGGTCGAGCAGCTTGGGTCAATTATGCACATTAGCCGTGCCTACCCAGAAAGTGCAGTTAAACGGCTAAAATTGCTTAAGCCTGAAAAAGTCTCTATTAAGGCCGCATGACATATGACTTAAACAATTTGACTGAAGGCCAGCGGCGGGAATTATATCGTCAAGCCAAAGCCTTGAACTATGAAGAAAGTTTATACGCTTTTACAGAAAGGGCGTGGCGTGAGATTGACTCCGCGCCCTTTGCTGAAGGCGGGTTTGCACTACAAGCAATATGCGAGCATCTACAGGCGTGTGCGGACGGATATATTAGGAATTTAATCATAAACGTGCCGCCTAGATTCTCAAAATCCACCATTACTGGGACTATGTTCCCAGCTTGGGTATGGACGCAAAGCAATCATACGCCTACGTCGGGGCCGGGCATGCAATTTTTGCACTCGTCTTACGCTATGGGTTTGTCAATTCAAGATTCGGTAAAGTGCCGCCGACTCATTGAAAGCAAGTGGTATCAGACGCTTTGGGGTGACAGATTTAAGCTTGTTGGCGACCAAAACACCAAAACACGCTTCCAAAATGATAAAAACGGTATACGAAACACGGTGTCGGTTGGATCAGCCACGACAGGTTTGGGCGGTAATTATTTGATTGCCGACGATCCAAACAACGCGCAGGAAGCTAATTCGGAAGCTATTGTGGCTTCTACGATTGAGTGGTGGGACATGGCTTGGTCTACCCGTCTTAACGATCCTAAAAAGGGTGTTAAGATTGTTATTCAACAAAGACTTTCCGAAAACGATATTACGGGGCATATTCTTTCCAAGGACATTGGCGAGTGGACCCATCTGTGCTTGCCAATGAGGTTTGAAGCAGCACGGAGAACCTATAATGTACTTGTCCCCGCAGAATTTAATGACGGCGAACCAGTTGTCTGGACTGACGAAAGGACTGAAGAGGGTCAACTCTTATGGCCTGAACGATTTGGAGATACCGAAGTTACCCTTTTGGAGAAGACACTTGGGCCTTATGCGGCAGCCGGACAGCTACAACAAAGACCAGAACCAGCGGGTGGTGGTATTATTAAACGCGAATGGTGGGGCGAGTGGACTAAGGAAAAGTTTCCACACAATTTAGAAATTGTTATTGCGTCGGTCGATACAGCATTTGGCGCAAAAGAATTTGAGGGTGATTTTTCAGCCTGTACTGTTTGGGGCGTTTACCGTGACGCTGGCCCAGCATCCGGCGTAATCGGCGCAGACATGACTGGAAGTTGGCAACGCATTTCTGCTGAAGACCGCGAGGCAGATGTTCCTAAAGCAATTCTTATGCATGCTTGGCAGGGCCGCATGGAATTGCACGAACTGGTTAATAAGATTGGCGAATCAGCCCGTGAATGGAAAATTGACTACCTTTTGATTGAAAACAAAGCTTCGGGCATCAGTGTTAGCCAAGAATTGCGCCGTTTGTTTGGTTATGAGAATTACGGTGTACGATTAATCGATCCTAAAGGGTTGGATAAAGTGGCCCGTACTTATGCTATTCAGCACTTATTTTCAGAAGGTATGGTCGTGGCACCTACCGACCCCGGCGGGGAGGTATTTAAGATATGGGCGGAAATGGTCGTGGCGCAGTGTGCGACCTTTCCAAAAGGAAAACACGACGACTTACATGATACTGTAACACAAGCATTGAATTGGTTACGCGGCACCGGAATGTTGCAGCGCGGTGCTGAACGGACTGCGGAATTGGCTGCAAACAATACTTGGCGTGGCGCAAGCGAGAACCAGCCACTTTACCCTGTCTAGGAGAACGCAATGGCTAAGTATACATGGCAGATTACGCTTAATAAGTACGATAACGCTGGTGTAGACCATCTTTATGTCAAGGCAGACTCGTGCGACATATACGATAACGCGATAAAATTTCACGTTTCACCGTCTAAAACAGAAGATGATCCGTATCCAGAGCAATATTTGGTTGCTTATTTGCCGTCAGATCGTGTGTTTGAAATTGAATTATTGGACAGCGAGACTGGCGAACCAATTGGTTTTTTGCCAACGGAACCCGCGTAAATGGCCGACAACCCGCACTTTATGACGCCGGAGGAAATGTCCAAAGTGATTTGTCCCTTTGGTCGGGGAAACGGAATGCCCGGCAAGGAGATAGTCGTTGAAGGTCAAATACTTGGCAAGCCATGCATCGGGGATTATTGCGCCGCATGGCGGTGGGCTTCGTGGGAAGACCCAGAAACCAACGAATGGGAATATAGTGAAGAATATGGTTGTTGCGGAATGGTAGGTCCATGAACGAAGAAAAGAAATTGCCTGAAATAGTAACAGTCGTCGCCAAGGATAATGGCGACGGCTACATTCGCGTGTCGTTAGTTATTGACACTAAGTTTCATCAATTTCGCATGAAACGGAACATCGCGGTCAACCTAATCAAGGCTTTGGCGGAGTCGCTTGACGATAAGTTGCATGCCGTGTAAATGGAAAGCCGTATTCGCACTGGGAATTTTCGGTATGTTCGCTATCACATGATTGACCACATGCATCGACTTGGCTGGATGATTGTGGCTCACTTAGGCGCAACACACGGAAATTGGTCGGTGCTAATGTGGCGATGCGATTGTGAGGACGGCCATGATGACATGGAACCATCGGGTAGTTAAGTACGAAACCCGTAATTTGTTTGGCGATCCAGACGTAGGATACGCCATTCATGAAGTTTTTTACGATAATAACGGCAATGTGCAGGGCATGACGGCCAATGCAGTAAGCCCTTGGGGAGATACCAAGGACGAGTTGCGGCTGGAACTTTTGCGCATGATTGAGGCTTTGGAAAAGCCAGACCTTGATTATGATGATAAGGATGAAGCTGATCCATTTGCGAATAAAGCATAATTGCCTTATAGTGTGCCGGATATTCCAACAGGATACAGCACATGGCTTTGACGCCCGGATTAGTTCCCAACATTCGGCTTGACCAAGATCAGCAAGATTTGCCGCTTGGTGAGGGCCAAGACACCATTGTCGTTATGGACTCAGACCCAGATGCTGATCAGCCAGAAATGGACGTTGATGGCAATGTTCTCCGTATTGACCACGGGGACGGTTCTATTAGCGTTTCCCTTGATGGGCGTCCTATTGAGTCTAGTAAAAGAAAAAAAAGCGAAGGTTGGTATGCTAATTTGGCTGAAGACATACCTGAAAATACGCTTTCTGAGATTGCTCATCAGCTTATTAAGGGTATTGAGGAAGATATCGACAGCCGCAAAGAGTGGATTGAAGACCGCGCACAGGGTCTACGACTACTGGGCCTTAAAATTGAAATTCCGGGTCAACAAGGCACAGCCGATGGCGCACCTGTTGAAGGAATGTCCCGTATCCGCCACCCGCTCTTGCTGGAATCCGTATTGCGTTTTCAGGCGAATGCGCGGTCAGAACTTCTGCCCACTGACGGACCAGTCAAGGTAAGAGTAGACAGCAACTCAGGTTCACCTGAACTTGATTTGCAAGCAGAATATTTGGAAAAAGACTTCAATCATTATTTGACGGCGACGGCTAAAGAGTACTATCCTGACACGGATAAGATGCTTTTTATGCTAGGGTTTGGCGGTTCGGCCTTTAAAAAGGTCTATTACTGCCCCCTACGCAATCGTCCTGTGTCCGAAACGGTGGATGCGGACGATTTAATCGTCAACAATGAAGCCACGGACCTTTCAAATGCTCGGCGTATTACCCATCGAATCTCTATGCGTCCTTCGGTTGTCAAACGGATGCAGATTATTGGTGCCTACCGTGACGTCGATCTGGGACAAGCCAAGCAGAAGGAACTTGACGCCGTTCAAAGGGAGAAAAATGCGATCCAAGGAACCCAAGATGACATCCATCTTGCTGAAGATCGGGACCGCGAAATATATGAATGCTACTGCGAATTAGACATTGAAGGTTACGAGCA